CTAGATGCAATATTTAGTCAGTACATAAGAAAGAGAAATGCAGAAAATGGCAAAGCTGTTTGCTTCACCTGTGGCAAAGTAGATGATTGGCAGAATTTACAATGTGGACATTTCCAAAGCAGGAGACATTATTCAACAAGATGGGATAATCTTAACTGCCAGGTGCAATGTGCCAAGTGCAACATTTTCTCTTATGGTGAGCAATATAAATTTGGTGTCTTTTTAAATGCTAAATTTGGTAGAGCTACTGCTAGTAAGCTCCATGTAAAAGCTCAAAAGCAAGTAAAATTCCAAACATACGAATTACAAGACATGATAAAAAAATATCAAGAATTAGTGGATAATCTAAATTAAACATTATATTTGTTTTAGTTCTGTTTGTTTTGTCTTAGGAAAAAGGAGTTGATTTTATTGGCTCTTTTTTTTGTCCAATTTTGTTTTATAAACTTTTTTGTTTATATTTATCCCATACTTAGAACGAACTAAGTGGTTAATTTATTTATTATGACAAACAATACAATTCAATTTACAGGTAAATCTTTGAGGTCAAAAGAGGATCTAGAAAGATTAATTAAAGATGCTCAATGGCAAGTTGAGTATTATGAAAAAGATGTGCAGAAAGCACAGGACAATCTTTATATAAGGCAATTAGCTTTAGAATGTTTAGAAAATGAACTTAATATTGTCAATGATGTTTCACAATTATAATCAGTCTCAGTATTATTTAAACAGGATTGATGCTTTGCTAAATCACATAGCTGCATTAGAAACTTGCATTGAAATTCAAACAGGTCAAAAATTAAAAACTAAATATGGAAAAAGATATTCTAAAAAAACTTTATAAAGTCCAATCAGAAATTGGCAGCATCAGCAAAGATGTTACAAATCCATTTTATAAATCAAAATACTTTGATATTAATTCCTTAATTGGTCAGCTTCAACCTTTGTTAAAAAAGCATGGGTTGTTGCTGTTACAACCAATAGAAGAACAGAAAGTCAAAAGTGTTATTGTAGAAATAGATGGAGAGGGTCAAGTAGAATCTGCTATTAATTTACCAGACATACAAGACCCACAGAAAATGGGATCTGCTATAACTTATTATAGAAGATATACATTACAGTCATTGTTAGCTTTACAAGCTGAGGATGATGATGGCAATAAAGCAATTACAAAGCAAAAACCTTTATTGCATGATAATACTCCAGAATTTAAGAATGCCATTAAAGGATTAACTAATGGATCTACAATTCAGGATATTAAAAAAGTATATAGGGTCACACCACATATACAAGAAAAATTGTTAAATTTAAAATTAGATTAATTATGAGTGTACTAATGAATGCGAGTATCAGGGTAGACAAACTCCCTAAAGAAAAATTCATCAAAGGTAAGGATGGAGCTGTGTACTACAATTTAACTATTTCTGTATCTGATGAAACCAGGTATGGAAATAATGTAGCTATTACAGATTCACAAACCAAAGAAGAAAGGGAAGCCAAAAAGCCAAAGAACTATCTAGGAAATGGAAAAGTTGTTTGGACTGATGGTAACATTGTCTTAGCTGAAAAAGAAGAAATCCAGGAGCAAGAGACTTCTGATGATCTTCCTTTCTAAAAATACATACTAGAATTTTAGTGTAATATTTTAATAAGGGGGTGAGTGTTCACCCTCTTTTTTTTTAACTTTATTTAATGCAAAACAAAACAGACCACAAAGACTTAATGCAACAAATAGATAAGGAATGTCTGGTAGACAATTCTGTCAATATAGACTATCCTCCTGTAGCATTATCAATAGGAAAAAAATATATTAAAACGAAAGATGGGGGTGAAATGTTACCCTTAGCTTTAGGAACATATGGCAATTTTAGCTTTGTTCAATCACCTCCTAAAACAAAAAAAACATTTTTCATATCTTTGTTAAGTTCTGTTTATATTTCTGGACAAAATAATTTTGGTGGAGATATAAGAGGACACAGAACAAATCAATGTTTAATCCACATTGATACAGAACAGGGTTTCTGGCATAGCCAGAGGGTCTTTAAAAGAGCAATAGATATGTCTAACATGGATGGATCTCAATGCTACTACACTTATGCTTTAAGACAAATAGGATTTAAACAGAGAATTGATTTTATTGAATACTTGTTAAAAGACAAAGTAAAAAATACAGGTCTTTTAATAATAGATGGAATTGCAGACTTAGTTTCTGATGTAAATAATTTAGAAGAATCTAATGCTTGTGTTCAAAAATTAATGGAATGGAGTGCCATTTATAATTGTCATATTATAACTGTCATACATTCTAATTATGGAAGCTCCAAACCAACAGGACATTTAGGAAGTTTCCTGGAAAAGAAATGTGAGACACAAATAGAGCTTGAAGCAAACACAGTAAACAAAGAATGGGTTACTGTGAAATGCAAAAGAAGTAGAGGATATGCTTTTGAGACATTTAGTTTTGAAGTAAATGACTTAGGACTTCCACAGATTGTTGGGGATTTATATGACCCTTTAAAAGATAATGGAAAAAGATATTGAAAAGCTATATAAAAAACATAAAACCTGGATCAAGATTGTAAAAAGTTTTGGTTGCAACAATGCTATGGCAGAAGATTTGGTGCAAGAAATGTATATAAAAATAATTCTTAAAATGAGATCAGGATTAGACATAAAATATAACGAAACAGAAATAAATTATTATTATATCTTCAGAACACTAAACAGCTTATTTATTGATTTAACTAGAAAGAAAAAAAACATACACATTGAGGGATTAGAAAATGTCAAAAACATAGAAGATGACCCAGACTATTTAGGAACATATGAGCAAGTGCAAAAAGCTCTAGATAAAATGTATTGGTATGACAAAAGAATTTTTGAACTTATAAATTCTGGAGAGAGTATTGCATCACTATCCAGGAAAACACATATTCCATATTATTCTCTTTATAATACTTATACAAAAGTCAAAACAATACTAAAAAAATTAATATGAAAAATGATTACTATAGAATTAAATTAGGAAACTTAATTGAATTAATAATTAAGGTCTTGACATTAGGTCAGGGAAAAAGAATATCAAATTGGATAGCTAATAAATTAGGATATGAAGATTGTGGATGTGATGATAGAAAAAAAGCTCTTAATAATATAAAAATAAAAAGATGGTAACAATTAAATTTAAAAAAGATGACTACAAAAAATGGGAACAATTTAGAAATAATCCTAAATCAACCATATCAGGAAAAGAGTTTGACTTGGTATGCGACTTGCACAGCAGATATAAAAAGCATAGTTATTACAAACCCTGCACTTGTAACCCTAACGAAATAAAAAGATGGATCACAGATTTGAATGATATTTTTAATGAGGGTTTATAAACTTTTGTTTATAACTTATTTTTCACTATATTTAAAATGTGAAAAAACTTACAGAATATAATAAAAAATTAGCAAAGGAATTTATTAAGAAATATAATCCTATAGAAAATCAAGATATAAAAGACTTAGATTTTTATCCTGCTACATTAAAAGAAAACATCTACAGCCATATTGATGGCAAAGTTTCTTTCACTACACAGACAATAGAAACTCACATAGGAACAGACATAAAAGACAGAAAAAGCATAAAAAGAGGTTACCCAAAAAATGACAGATATTTATGGGTAGAAATAATTAACGATCATGGCTATCATGGTTGGGCATTTGGCAAAGCACATTTCATAGCTTTCAAACAAGCTACACAATGGCTATTTGTCTGGAGAGAGGATCTGGTCAATTTAATAAAACAAAAAGTAGAGAAAGTCTATGTAAAAGATTTTCCATTATATAAACTAAAGAATAGGTATGGGAGCAAAGATGTCATTACACTAATAGACAGCAAAGACCTAGACCCTATTATAATACCAAGAAAATTATGAAACACGATCACCATGCCTTTGAAAACCAAATATTTAGTCACTTCAGGCAAAAAGCAAAAGACATTAACAAAGCAATAGAACTCTTAATAGAACACAATTATATAGTTGTAGACTTAGAGGGTCAAATTTTACACAAATCAGATGGCAAAAAAACACAGACAGTACAGGAGTAATCAGGGCAGGTCTCCTAAACAACAAACAAAAAATAATAAAATGTTAGGATGGTCTTTACTAGGATTATTCATAACTATAATATTAATTTTTATAACTAAAAAATGATTTTACTTATAGATGCAGACAGCTTAATTTTTGCAAGTTGTTACAGGTCAAAAAATGATGATGACTATGACATGCACACAAGTCCATTTTATACTAATATTGAGGACAGCATAAATAAATTTGATGAGCAATACATGAAAATTGTAAATGACCTAGAAGAACTTTATGAAATAGAGCAAGTTATTACATTTAATGGCTCTAAAGGAAATTTTAGAAAACAACTCACACCTAATTATAAAGCCAATAGGAAAAAACAAATTCTTCCTCCACTATTACATGACATGCACCAATATGTCAAAGATAATTATGGAAGTAAATTTTGTTATGGAATGGAAACTGATGATCTTGTTGCTAAATATTGGAAACAATTATCAGAACAAATAGGGAGAGACAAAGTTATGATTGTAAGCATAGACAAAGATTATAAGCAATTTCCTGCCTTAATATATAACTATCATTGGAAGCATAAAGAAATACTAAATCTAAGCCAACAAGAAGCTCTATATAATTTTTATGAGCAAATGGTCAAAGGAGACCAGGCAGATGGGGTCAATTACTTCAAAGGAAAAGGAGCTGCATTTTCTAAAAAATATTTTAAAGACTGTAAAACTAAATATCAATACACAAAAAAGTTATTTTTGCTATTTAAAAAATATTACAAAAGTAAAGCAAGAGAGAAATATATTGAATGCTACAATCTTTTAAAGTTGAGAACATGAAAATATTAAACTTATATGCTTGTTTGGGTGGCAATAGATACAAATGGGGAGATGAACATGAGATTACTGCTGTTGAATGGGATGAAGAACTTGCAAAATTATACCAAGAAAGATTCCCAAATGACAAAGTTATAGTAGCTGATGCTCATCAATACTTGTTAGACCATTATAAAGAGTTTGATTTTATATGGTCATCACCTCCATGTCCTACTCATAGTAGATTAAACTGGTTTAGGAAAAACAACTTTAGCAAATATCCTGACATGTCATTATATCAACAAATAATATTTTTAGATAATTTTTTTGATGGTAAATATGTTGTAGAAAATGTAATTCCATATTATGAGCCACTAATTCCTGCAAAAAAAAGAGGGAGACATTTATATTGGACTAATTTTAATTTGCCATCATCATTGAGTGAAGTTAAAAATCCAGACTTTACAAGAGTAAAAGACCATATAAAAGTAATGAGTGAGTATCATGATTATGATTTTACTAAATACAAAGGAAAACAACCAAGAAAAAAAATTGCAAATAACTTAGTATATTATGAGGATGGAAAAATAATACTAGATGCTGCTTTAGGAATTATGTATAAAAAAGATGTTACACAAACAGAACTATTTAATTAAATTAAGGAGATGAAGAATTTAAAACCAATTCAGATTGCTAATAAAATTATTAAAGAATCTGGAATAGATATATTTGAAAATACTAGAAAACAAAAGCACATAGAATACAGATCTTTGCTTTGTTACTTATTAAGAATTAAACTTAATATGAGATGGACACTAATAGCTAAATTTTTCCTAGACAATAAAAAGGAAATGACACATGCTACTTGCATTCATGCTGTTAAGAATTATCCAATGTATAAAAGCTATAACAAAGAATTAGATATTATAGAAAATCTATTTTCTTTTAAAAGCAATTTACACATTGACCAAATAGACAGAGTTCACTATTTAGAAAATAAATGTAAGCTCCTGGAAAATAAATTAGAAAAACAAACACAGGGAAAACTAGCAAACCTAATATCAGACATCCCAGAAACCAAAGAGACAGAAGCTGTAGAAAGAATTGGATTGATGATAAAAGGATGGAAATGGAAAAAATAAAATGTTAAATTCGTTATATTAATATGGACAAAAGTAGACACATAAAAAAGGAATCAATTTTGAAAGCTCTAGAGCAGACTTTAGGTGTGGTTAATAATGCCTGTAAGATTGCTAAGATCCCAAGAAGCACATTCTACAAATGGCTAAAGCAGGATGAGGAATTTGCACAGCAAGTTCAGGAGATTGAAAATGTGGCATTGGATTTTGCAGAGAGCCAACTTCACCAACAAATATCAGACAACTCAACAGCAGCAACTATTTTCTATTTAAAGACCAAAGGTAAAAAACGAGGTTACATAGAAAGACAGGAGATCACAGGAGCTGATGGAATGCCCACTAACTTTCAAATTGAGATAATTGATAAAACAGAAGATACAGACTAATATTGTTTATAAGCATTTAGTCAATAGTGATTCCAAAATAATAGTTGAGCAGGGAGGAACTAGGTCTGGCAAAACCTACAATATCCTGCTTTGGATTATATTTAAGTATTGCACACATAACACAGGAAAGATTATAACCATATGTAGAAAGACTTTTCCTAGTCTTAGGGCAACTGTGTTAAGAGACTTCTTGCACATCCTTAGAGAGCATCAAATCTATAGAGAGGAACATCATAACAAGTCTAATTCAGAATATAATCTATTTGGCAATTTAGTTGAGCATACATCTTTAGATCAATCACAAAAAATTAGAGGAAGAAAAAGAGACCTACTATTTATTAATGAAGCAAATGAATTACATTGGGAGGATTGGCAGCAGCTAATATTTAGAACTCAAGAAAGAATAATAATTGACTTCAACCCATCAGATGAATATCATTGGATTTATGACAAAGTAATAACTAGAGAGGATTGTGAATTTTATAAAACAACATATCTAGACAACCCATTTCTGGAACAATCAATTAAACAAGAAATAGAAAGACTAAAAGAAACAGATGAGCAGTATTGGCAAATCTATGGATTAGGTGAGAGGTCAAGCTCCAGGAGAACTATCTTTAGATATGCAGAGATAAATGAAGTGCCTGTAGATGCAAAGCTAATAGCATATGGCATGGACTTTGGTTACACAAATGACCCTACTACTTTAGTTTCTGTCTACACTAAAGAACACAATTTGTATATTCATGAGCATTTATATAGAACTCAAATGACAACTAATGACATTCACAAATTTCTAAGAGGGTCAAATCTACAATCAAATCCTATCTATGCTGATAGTGCAGAGCCAAGACTAATCTCAGAGCTTAGAAGCATGGGTCATAATATCCATCCAAGTATCAAAGGCAAAGATTCTGTAAATGCAGGAATAGACCTTTTAAAAAGATATAAGATTCACATAACTAGCAAATCCAATAATGCTATCCAGGAGTTTAGAAACTACAAATGGAAAGAAGATAAATCAGGAAAGCTGATAAACATTGCAGAGGATTTACATAACCATATTATTGATCCATGTAGATATGCAACTTATTCTATATTATCAAGACCTAATTTTGGAAAATATGCAGTCCAATAAAAATAGTTATTAAATAATTTGTTTATAACCTAAGAATGATTATCTTAGCTAAATGAGAACACAAGCAGATGACTTAAAGTCATATATAAAAAAACTAGAATTATCTTTATATTACACATCAGATCCCAAAAAAACTAAGTGGATTGAAAACCAAATATGCGAAGCAAGAAGCATATTATATAACATAATGTAATGGACAAAATATCAAACCTAAAAGACTTAGAATATTATTCTGATATGCTATTAGCATCAGGACTAACAAAAAAGTGGCTAGAGAAAAAACCACACAATAAAGATTTAATAAAATTATCTAATGTCTTAGTGAATGTCACAAGATATGTCATTAGCTTACAGCATGATTTAGAAGCAAATAAAATGGCTGCTAGTGATTATAGGTATGAAAAAAATAAAGTTAAATTGCAGCTCCAGGAACTTAAAGAGAAATACGAAAACCTAAAAGACTTATAAAATGGAAAAAGAATTAGAATTTGAATGGGAGGAATTTTTATTTGTAGTCATATACATTTATGAGAAATCAACATTTAGTGGTGATTGGCTGCAACCTCCTGATCCTGATAATATAGAAATAATTAATATTAATTTAGTATCTTTCACTACAGAAGATGGTGAGGAAATAAAATGCAGTCATCATCATGATGTGCAGCACATATTATCTGGAGGAATTATTGATTCAATAAATGATGCTGTATGGGATGATGTAGAAGCAAACGAATACCATCTATAATATTTTCATTGTGGTTTGGATAGGAGGGTTTAATGTCTAAGGATGTTGCCCTCCTTTTATTTTAAAAAAATTATGCTTATTTTTCGTTATATAAGTATAACATTATGAAAGCTAGACTAAATATCCCAAATCAACTCTCTGAAATCACTCTAAGAAAATACCAGAAGTTTGTAAAACTTAATACTGAAGAAGTAGATGACAGGTTTTTACAGATCAAAATGATTGAGATATTTTGTGAAGTCAGTCATGAGAATGTATTAAAAATTAAGTTTGCAGATGCAGACAAAGTTACAGCAATTCTAGGTGATATGTTTACACAGAAGCCAGACCTAGTTACTAAATTTAGGTTAAATGGTGTTGAATATGGATTTATTCCTGACTTAGATGACATAAGTTTTGGAGAATATATTGACCTAGACACCTATTTAGGAGATTGGGAAAATATCCACACAGCAATGAATGTTTTATATAGACCTATCAAAAGCAAAAAAGGAAACAGATATGTAATTGAGGATTATGATGTAAACACTAAAGACAATTTATTAGACATGCCTTTAGATGCAGTTATTTCCTCAGTTTTTTTTTTCTATCATTTAGGAAAAGACTTGTCAATAGTTATGAATCGTTATTTGGAGAGGGAACTCAAGAAGATACCCTCTCAGCAGCAGCAGGATTTAATGCTAAATGGGGATGGTATCAAGCAATTTTCTCACTCTCTAAAGGGGATCTTAGAAGATTTAAACATATCACTAAACTGAAAGCTCATGAATGTCTTATGATGTTAGAATATATGAAAGAAAAAAACGAATTAGAAGCAAATCAAATAAAGAAAAAATTTAAAAAATGAGCAATCAGGGAATAAGAGGTTTTTATCAATTAACAGAAACAATAAAGAATGCTCTG